CCGGCTCGAAGGAGTTTGAGCTCGGGTCGAAGAAGAATGGATGCATTCCGTGCGTCACTTGTTCCGCTGGGTTCTCGGGTGTCACCTTCACAGGTGGCATTTTGGGACCCGGCGGGATTGTGGCCTCCGCGGATTGTTTCCACGTTCTCTTCCTCGTGTGTCGTCGTGAACTAGTTTTCATGCGATGCATGGTTTCTGTAAGGTTGGTGCTTGGAATCGTGTTCGTGTGGTGGGAGCCTAGCAAAGGACACCTTATGGATCCTTCGAAAAGGCTAGATCAGTCAGTGAGACTAATCGTCACCATGCTACACGACGTTTCGCGTAACTACGGAACGGTCTTCAACCGACGCGCCTGCTGCAATACCTGTAAAAAGGTAGAACAGCGAGCGCGACAAGAAGGAATCGGTCTTCTCACGAAGACCCTTCCACGTCTTTGCAAAGCTTTCGATAAAGCTTTGCAGGGCATCACTCCTCTGAACGCTACGCAACTCGGCTTTGAAGCCTTGCCAGGTAGTCAACTTCCCAGGTTTCTGGGTGAGTTGTTTCGAGAGGTGTTCGCCTTAGACGGTGGAATCCTTCCTAATCCAAATGAACGCATCGTCAGTGAAATCAGGGCGCTTCTACTCTGTTTCTACAAGTATGAAGTCCCCTTCAGTAGTCTCCAAGAACAACAGGTCGTTGCCAGCTTTATCAAGGCTGAGCAAGAACTTGTGTCGGTCACAGAAACACTTCAGAGTTTATCTGACGGTGTTAAAACTAACTATCGATATCTCGCGGCTGAGGGTAGAACTCTCAGTTCAACGGAAGTCGTAGCACGAGATGCTCGTCGTCGCCTTTATCGGCTATTCGAGCACTTCGATTGTAGGGACATAAATCCCAGGCACGGACCCGGAGCGGTAGCTACAAAGCAAACGCTCTGGAATAAGTACCTGTGGTCTAATGTTTCCGACAAGATCACGGCCGTTTACCCTTTGGACGAGTATTTCTACGCGTCTCAAGGAGCGGTGTGTGATCAATTCCGGGGCTTTTCTGCCCTTGGATCGGCGACTCTTCCGGCCAAGATTGTCTTGGTCCCGAAAGACTCGCGTGGCCCCCGCCTCATCTCTTGTGAACCAGTGGACTTCCAATGGATTCAACAGGGACTCGGCAGGGCTATAGTCCGACATGTGGAATCACATCCCGCTACAAAGTGGAATGTGTTCTTCACTGATCAAGGCCCGAACCAACGTGGAGCCTTATTAGGCTCCATGACTGGTAGATACGCGACACTTGACCTCAAAGAGGCGAGCGATCGTGTAAGTCTTGAGTTAGTTCGTCTGCTGTTCCCTGAGCCTCTTCTTGAGGCCTTGGAATCGTGCAGAACTGAGGCTACAGTGGCCCCGGATGGGACGGAGATAAAACTCTTAAAGTTTGCGCCAATGGGAAGTTGTTTATGCTTCCCTGTAATGGCACTAACCATATGGAGTCTCCTTACCGCTGCGGCCCCTGACGAAGATACTCGCGAGAGTATCTTAGTGTATGGCGATGATGTCATTGTTCCGACGGCGTACGCCGAAAACGCAATGACGGTGCTCGAATCGTTTGGGTTAAAGATTAACCGCGATAAGAGCTGTATCCAAGGACGCTTCAGAGAGTCCTGTGGCGTAGACGCCTTCAACGGTGTCTGTGTCACGCCAGTGCGCTTTCGCACTGTCTGGACTGAGTCGCCCAGCGCCGATGCCTTCGCGAGTTGGATAGAATATGCCAACGCGTTGAAGGTGCGCAATTACCACGTGACTTACGACTTAATCGTAAGATGGCTAGAGGACCTTTACGGTCCTCTCCCATATAAAGGGATGGGTTTAACCTGTCCCTCAACTCATGAGGCAACTCATGGATCTGAGCGCATTAAACGTCGCTGGAACCGGCACCTACAAAGGTACCAGTATCTAGTGACAGTTTTAAGTGCTCCTGTTGTTACCAGGCAAATCGATGGCTGGGCGATGCTACTTCGGTGGTTTACCGAAGGACGCAATTACCCATCACCTATCGATGAACTGGCGCAGCTAGGTTCCATCAGCCGACCGCTCCCATGGGAGCTTTCTGAAACTATAGAGGTTCAGACGGCGTTTAGAGTTCGG